CGCAGGTTTTCATAAATCTCTGCTGCGTGTTGGCTGAACGTTTCTCCGCTCGCCCAGCGGGCGAGTTCTTCCCGGAGGCGTTCGACCTCTAACGCGTCCGGGGATTGGACTTTATATTCGTCATTTGTGTTCATTTCGCCTCCCGATGCGGCACGGCGCAAAGTTTCAATGGCGGCATTTTCTTGGAACATTGCTTCTTCAATTTCGCTATTGCTCAAATCTATGCGGCGATAAACTTGCCTCACGCCGTCGATCTCGTTGAGGTATTCTTTTATCGCCATGCGTTCCACGTCCCGGCTAGAAATTAGGCGGTCGATGGCGTCCGAAATATGACTGTTCGAATCAGGGAACGTCGAGGCGAGGCAACCAACTTTCTTCCCTAGCTTGACGGCCCAAGAAAACCACGCATCGCGCTCATCCGTGACCCTGGCGACTTCGTCGCACAGGGCGGGGACAAGTTCGCGGCTGGCAGCGATGAATGCGGCGTCTGCCTCAATGTTTTTACTGTCAAGGTCGGCGTCGAATAAAACCACATCAACACATTGATCTACCGGAGCATTATTGTTGGAAATAGCCGGTATTTTTGCGGATGTTCTGTGCCATACATTCCACGGCCCCGGCGTTGCGGCCTGGGCCAATTCCCTCGCGCGGGTGATAAGTTCGTCCATGCCCTACTTCCCTTTCCTCTGCCCCAGCTTGTCCAGCTCGGGCATGCGCTTGTCTAGTTGTGCGCGGTCCTCGGCTTCCTCGATGATCTTCACGCACGGGACCGGCACGGTTTTGGCGACGGCGAGAGCGTGTTCCTCGAACAGCTTCTGGTCGAGGACGATCAGTTCTTTGGCGCTTTCGCTGGCCCACTTGTAAGCGGCATTGTAATCATACTCCAGGCGCGTCGTGGTGAAGGTCTTGACGGTGACGCCGTAGCGCCCATTGACGCCACTGGCATTGTACACCTGGAGAGCGAGTTCTTTGGCGTCGGCTTCGGCTGCGGCCAGGTATTCGCTGAATTCGGCGCGGTCCAGTTCAAGGGACCGGTAGGCCGGTGAATTGCGAACGGCGTCCAGCATGGCGTTCATCAGCTCGGTTTTTTCGTCGATATCTTTGCGCAGGCGGGCGACTTCGGCCAGGGTGCCGGCCAGTTCGGCTTCTGTGGTTTTGGCGGGGCTTGTGTCCATGTCTCTCCATGCGCCGGGCATCCGCCCCCGGCGCCCGTAAACCTGGGCGGTCAGGTCTTGCCGCAGTTTAGCGGGGGTTTTATTGGGGGGTGGTCGCTTTGATGATGGCGTTCTGGATCAGCAGCGCGCCGTCGCGCTTCATTTCCAATTCCGCTTTGGCTTCCGGGGACAGCCCGTTCTTCTTGATCTCGGCGACAATGTTGCTGTGGATCACTTCCAATTCCTCGACGGCAAAGGAGATGTACAGCAGGCCATCGCGGGACTTGATGCCGGCGGCGGTCTCGTAGGTCATGCTGGCGTCCGCCGGCCAGTTTGCGGAGATTTGCTCCGGGGTGGATTTGGTCAACTTCGGCTCACTGGTCTCCGGCTTGGGATCGGGCTGAAGGTCCGGGTCCAGGTCGGGCGGCATCCATGCGCGCTCATCCTCGATCTCGTTGAGCAGTTCCTTGTCGCCATCGTTGAACCGCCCCCACTTGCGCAAGCCATTGGAAAGCACGGTCTTTTTCATCATCTTCGCGCGTTCGCGGCCGCCCTTGCTGTTCCAGGCCGAGTCTGGATCCGCGTATGCTTTGGCTGCGTAGGTCTTCGCGTGTTCTTCGATTTCCTCCACGGTCATCACGAAGGTCTTTTCATACCCGGTCAGGAGTTTGAAGTAGAGCATGTAAGCCCAGGGCTGCCCGCCTTCCTTGCGGTGGCCGGTCAACCCATGAATACCAGTCATGCGGTTTTCTACGATGTCCTCACCCTCGAACACTTCAATGACGTTGATAAACCGATAGAGATTGGTGCGCAGGGCCAGTTCATACACCCCGCGATATCCCATCTGGAATGAGGCAACGTTGCCGTAGGGAATGATCCACGCCTGCCCCTGCCCCGGATCGACCGAGAGGCGCAGGGTGGCGGCGCGCATGGCGGCGGTGAAGATCGATTGCGGCGTGCAGGTCTGGAGCTTGGGAGAATTGGCGACCACAAGCATGACCTGATTCAGATAGTAGCTGGCGCCCTTGCCCATCATATCTTCAAAGCGCCCCTTGACATCCGGGGAGAGCATGAAGCTTTTGATTACATCGATCTGGCGCTGGGGTTTGGTGGGGGCAAGCTGGTTGTCTGTCATGTCATTGTCCTTTCGCCCAGGCCAGGTATGCGGCGCGGGCATTGTTTTCGCGGGTGATGGCGGCGGCGGTGTCGGGGTGCTTGATGTCCGCCAGGCTGTCGGTTTCTTCCATCGCTGCGATCCAGTTCTGCAATTCCTCGCACTCGTCTTCTGCGCCGATGGGTTCCATCGCGGCGATCTGGACTTCAACGGGTTCGCCGTTGACATCATTCGCCAGGGTGGAGAACCCGCGCCAGGGCAGCTTGTGCATGGCGCGATATCGGGCGGCGGACGCGCGCACCAGATCGGCGCGGCCGGCGACGGCGGCAGCGATCAGCGGCTTGATGTTCTGCTTATCGTGGAAATTATTGGAGCGGGTCAACACTCCCTGGGGATAACCTTTTCCGAGTCCCATGTCCCTACCCCGCTTTCGGCTGGATCTGGCTGACCGGGACGGTGAGCTGCCCGCGGTCGCTGAACTCGATGCGCGCGCAGTGTACGCCGCGCTCGTAGAAGTAGCAGACCACGCGAACCTCGCGCCCGCAGTAGTACGCTGTGCTGGCCGTTTGGACGTGTTTGTCCTGGTGAAGTATGTCGGGCATTTGAACGCTCCTTGAAAGAATTGGTGACTGTGGCGGTCACATAGCAGAGGCGCGGTTTCGCTTGTGTTTGTAACCGCGCGCACACCTGCCCTTGATGACCTTGTCGCGCATGTTGTCTTTGGCTGTCCCGAGAAATAAATGATCGGGATTGCAACACGCGGGGTTGTCGCACTTATGGCAAACGCAGATATCAGAAGTGATCTCGCCATAAGTAAACATCCAGGCGACCCGGTGGGCGCTGCGCACTTTACCCAGCGCGCCAACCATGCCGTATCCCCTGCTGTTTCTGAATGCTTTCCAGTTCCAGCATTCACCCGGCGATTGGATATCTACTTTTGACCAGAAGCGGTCACGATCAGACAAATGATTTTGCATAAGCAATCTCCTGAATTGTTTGTGATCTTGGCGGGTCACTGTATTTATTTTACCAAAATCTGTTACCAATGTCAATAACCAATATTGCATCTTGAAATTGGCGCGATACTGTGATAATATAAACGCATGGAGGAATGCGATATGGAACTTGCGTTAGGAGGTGTGGGTATGAACGGTCTAAAATCGTTCGTGCCCGAACTGATCCAGCAAAAGGGTTGGGACACTAAGACCTTTGCCGCGTATTGTATGCTCGCGGGGATGGGTCAAAATACTGCGTATCGCCTGGCGCGTGGGGAAACAGAATTCACGATCTCGACGCTTCAGAAGGTGGCAGATATATTGGGTGTTTCCAGCTTTACGGATTTGATTGACGTAGAAAACCAATCAGAACCTTAATATCTGAATAGGCTGCTAGAGCCACCGAAGGGGATCTAACCCTTGATCCCTTCACTACTGCGACGGTGATACCGTAACGAACGCCGGACCACTGAGCGAAGGCGCGTAAACAGTGTCCGTATAAATCGGCGGTTCTGGCGGCCAACGTCGAAGCAGATAAATAGGCTTCGATGTCGGGCAGCATTGTTGGAAGGATTGAAAGACAATGCAACAAATGTGCCGGGGCGAGAGGAATCCACTCTAGCACGATCTGAGATTGGTAACAATCGGTAATAAGTTCTAAGTCTCATAACACACTGCTCGGCGCCTGGTCAGGCAGTGTGCTTTCCTGGAAAGGAGGGTGGGGCGAGAGAGCCAGGCGCCAAAGGAAAATAATGGACGATGCGCTGACGGATTTTCAGGAACGGTTGCTGAAGGAAATCAAAGGGTGCGAGGGGGAAGAACACGCGATCCGGCGGTCTTCGCTGGTGATCTGTTTCTCCGTGGATGAGCGCACGATCCGGTTGGCAGTGGCGGCGATGCGCAAGCGCGGCATTCCGGTCTTGTCCACCTCGCGGGGCGGCGGCTATTACTGGCCGAAGGATGTCCAGGACGTGCACAACTTCATCGCGCGCGAGATCGAATCGCGGACGCGCAAGCTGCACCAGCAGCAGGCGGCGCTGCGGCGCAACCTGCATATTCACTTTGGGCAGATGGATGCGGGGCTGAAATGACAGGGTATTGGATCAAGCTTTATATCGAGGTCATTGACGACCCGAAGATGGCGCTTCTACCCGATCGGCTTTGGCGCAGGGCGGTGGAATTGTTTTTGCTGGCCGGTAAGAACGGGAAAGACGGCGCTCTCCCTTCCGTTCGGAACATGGCCTGGATGCTGCGCATGAAAGAGGACGAGCTGCGCGATGACTTGATTCAGTTGGCGCGGGTTGGTATCGTCTGCGAAACCCTGCCCGACGATTGGTTTGTCGTGAACTTCTCAAAGCGCCAGGCGTCACGCACCGATGCGGAACGCAAGGCAGCACAACGTGAGCGGGAGAAGTCACGCCAGTATCACGGTGATGGTCACGACAATGGCACGGGCGCGTCACAACCCGTGACACAGATTAACAGATTAACAGAGAGAGAAACAGATACAGACACAGAGAGAGAGGGGCGCGCGTTTCCTGACGCAGATGCCGGCGAGTGGAAAGCCGGACCCCCTCCCCCACCCGCACCCGCTGACCCCGAGAATTTTGAGGGTATGTCTGTCCGCCAGGCGGAGACGATCAAAGAGATTCAGTTGGTTATCAAGGCTACGGGCTGGATGCCGGGTAAACCTGTGTGGCGGATGGTGGTCGAGACGATCAGGGGATACAAGCTATCCGAGGCGACGGTCCGCGAATGTTACACGGCCTGGTGCGCGCGCGGGTTCAAGCGGGAGAACATCGCCTGGCTGACCGAATGGGCGGTCAATGGCATCCCGGCGGCGCGCGGAAACGAAAAGCGCAGCGGCAATACCACGAGTCCTGATGCAATATTAGCGGCGCTGGATCAGGCCGCAAGGATGGCGCAATGATCTTCGATGCTCTTAAACCTTTGGCGCATGCGAACCTGGCGAACCCGCCGGCGAACCTGGCCGAGTTCTTTGGCCTGGCCGCGCGCAGCCTGGCGGACATGGACGAGAAGGCGGTAGCCGATGGCGTGCAGGACATCATCTTGACCCAGGAATTTTTCCCGCGCATCGCCACCCTGCGCACGGCGGCGCAGAAAGCGGCGCTGGCCGGTCACTCTCGGATCACGCAGAACGCCGGCATCCCAGCGGAGTACGCTCGGGCGCGCGCGACCCAGCCGCTTGCAGACAAGAACCCCGCGGACTGGACGGATGAGGATCACGCCGAGTTTGAGCGGTGGTACGGGCATCCGGTCTGGTGGAAGGGCGCGCCGATCGACGCGGAGGTGGTGGCGTGAAATACACCCTCTCGAACGGCAGCACCTTCGTCGATGACGGCCGCCCCCTGGACCAGCTCCCCGGCGAGGTGCGCGAACAGCTTGCGCAGGCGGCGGAGCGGGTGAGCCAGAGCAAGCCGATGATGTGCAGCGGGTACGCCCAGGCTTATGTCGCCTGGGTGAACGCGCCCGACGCGGAGCGCCCGGCGAAGCTGCGCAAGCTCCAGGCCCATGCGCAGGTGTGCGCCTGCCGCGGAGTGGGCGGCGGGTGGGATCCATTGAAGGAGGCAGAATGATCGAATGTCCTGACTGCGGCGGAGAGGGATACACCGAGACCTTGACCGGCCTGTCGTACAGCGGAGATCAGCGCTGGCGGACGCGGCGCTGCGAGACCTGCGACGGCACGGGACTGGTCGAGGCGCCGGAGAGCGAAGAAGAAAGCGAGGAAGAATGTTCTGGTTAGCTGTGTGCCTGTTCTTTGTGGGCCTGGCGGTGGTTGAGGGAGTATGCGCGTGCATCGTCTCCAGCCGGGCCGGGCAGTTGGAAGACAATATTCGCATGAACGATAAGGGGAAGGAATAACCATGAAAAAGCGGTATGTGCTGGGTACGGCGGCGCTGGCGCTGGCCGTGGTAATTGCGACGATCATCTACGACGCGATTCAGGTTTTGTCGGCGCGTCCGCCGGCGTGGTGGTGAGCGATGAACTACATCCCCGCCGACCGCATTGACCGCCTGATCGACAAGCACGGTCGCCCGCGCAAACGCATCGGGGACTATACCCCGCTCTACCGCCACGGCTGGGCGCGCATCATCATCGGCCTGCCGTTCATGGCCCTGGGCGCGCTGGTGATCTATGGCTGGATCAAGGGCGAACCCGCCGACTCCTGGCCGCTGCTGTGCGGCGGGTGGGTGGTGGGGTTGGTGTTCATCTTTGACGGCCTGCGCACGCTGGGCATGATCCCCGCGCGCGATGTGCCGCCCCCGCCGGTCTACCCTGAGAGTGAGAGCGTCCGATCCGCCCTGAAGCGTGCCGGCCAGTATCGCGGCGATGTGAACACCCTCGCGCCTGGCGCAAGATCGCCGGACGGTACGGTGTGGAGCATGACCGCACCGACCGGGCAGACAAATCAATGGGGCGAACCCGTAGAGGTTACTGCATCCTTCAACCGCAACGGTGAACCGATTGACATTCAATACCACCTGCAAGACATCCCGGTTTTAGATCGGGGCGGCGAACCATACGAAGACACAGGCTACTACTTGGGAGGTGAATGATGGGCGCACGCGATGACATTGAAGCGGCAAATATGTATTCGATATTCGACTCGCGTCACCCGTTTGGGATCGACCGGTATCGGGAGATGGTGGACGCGGAGATCACCCTCGGCCATATGACGGTCGAGGCCGGGCGGGCAAGCGGAAATCTGGAGCAGGAAAACGCGGGGAAAATGGGGCTCGGCCTGCGGCGGGCTGTGGATGATGAGGATAACGCGCGCTTGCAGTCTGAGATCGATGCGATGTGGGTATACCTGCGCGCGAACGGGTACGACAGGATGGACCCGGAAGGTAGAGCGTGACTACTAAATTTCGCTGCGTAGTTTGCGGAAAAATAACAGCGGGGCGAATACCTGTCAATCCGCATAATCATCGAGAGCGCGGAGACGGTTCTTTGAGATTTCCACGCAGACATAACGGGCCGGACGGTAATCCTTGCGATGGGAACGCCGAAGAAGCTGTAGCTGACCCCTCACCCACCGGCGGCGGTGATCCTGCCATCGGAAGGGCGATATCGAACAAATTTTCAGCCGCCCCTATGGGGCAGGGGATAGGGATATGAACCTTTACCCACGCAGAAGCTACTCACCCGCGTTTGCGGTGGCCCTCCTGGGCGCCGCCTATGCCATCATCAAACTGGCCGGAACCGGCATCCTCGAAGTGGGGTTAGCGGGGATGCTGGTCGCCCTGGCCGGGTATCTGGTGGCGGATTGGTCGATCTCCAAACGCAGCGAGGAACGGGCACGGGAGTATGAGGCGGCACAGGAGGACGTGAAGGTGCTCCAGGAATTGCGCATGTTCACGCCCGAGCAGCTCTCCCAACTGCGGGAAATGCGGATTATCCGCCGCCACCTTATGCCCGCGATTGGACCGGCGACGCACCTGTGGAATTTCCAATCATCGATGAACGCGCCAGGCATGGAGTTCACAACCGAGGAAGTGCTGGCAGTGTGGGCAGTATGCACGCCGGAGTATTTCGCGCCGCTCTCTACCTGGGACGATGGCACCAGGCGGCGCAACTGCGCGAAGGCGATGCACGACCGCTGGTACCATGCCGGGTATCTGATCCCGGCGAACGGAAACCGCCCGGCAGTGTGGAGCGGGGAAGGATACGACCGGGCAAGGGAAGAATTGGAGGGATCACGGTGAGATGGGGACGGAATTAAAGATGCAGCCCACGTTGATTCATGTCGAGAAAAGCGCCGACATTGTGTATACCCCGCCAATTCTGGCGCGTGACATCATTGATTATTTCCAACCATCCGGGGTAATCCTTGATCCATGCCGGGGCGGCGGCGCGTTTTTCAACATACTTCCATCAGGTAGTTTATGGTGCGAGATCGAGGAAGGGAGGGACTTTTACGCATTTCAAGAATCGGTAGATTGGGTTGTAGGAAATCCGCCATACTCTCATTACTCCGCATGGATGAGGCACAGCATGGAGATCGCCAGGGACATCGTTTACGTGATGCCAGTCTATAAAGTTTTTGCATCGGGTAAATTTTTGAGTGACCTTTTTTCATGGGGTGGGATAGTCCATATTCGCAGGTATGGAACCGGGACGGATTGGGGATTTCCATTCGGACACGCTTTATCTGCAGTACATTATCGGCGCGGATACAAGGGGGATACTTCATGGTCGATTTACGGAGGAAAACTGCCATGACAACACAATCCAGAACGGGCCTGCACGCCACGCAGAGGGGTGTACAAAAAGCGTACACCGAGGAACAGGTATTAGCTGATATTCGCGCCAAACATGGGGGCGGAATCAGCCTGCGCCATATCGCCGCGGAGTACGGTGAGCCGATCACGTTTGGCGATATCAAGCGCATCCTGGACGGTGTGCTGCCCAAGTGCAAAGAGAAGCGGGACGCGCTGCACCTGCCCGACCTGGTGCCGGTGCCCGTGTGCCCGGTGCATCACGTCGCCCACCTGCGGCGGACGTGCCCGAAGGATCAACCCGCGCCGCGCTCCAGGTGGAAACGCTGCGAGGGACATAGTGGAGGGGAGTGGCTCAATGCCTAAGTTTTTGAAACTGTCAGCCAGTGGCGTTACAAAACTGCGTATCAATCCTGAATTTATCGTGGAGTATTATGCCCTGCATGGCGATACCTGCGTACACATGGCGACCGGGACGGACAACTATGTCCATGAGACCGTCGATCAGATCGACGCCATGTTGCACGAACTGGAGAAAACCAATGACTGAGAAAAAGAACAAGAAGATATTTGTCTACGAGATGGAGATTGTATGCCGACTGTGCGCGAACGGTGCGTGCCAACGCATAACAATCCGCGTAGGCGCCGAGAACATGCTGGCGGCCGTTGATATCGCGCAGCGGGCTTACATCGACGTGAACCCGGTATCCATCAAAGAGGTATCGGAACTGCTGATCGAGGTGGACCATCCAGAGCACCCGCGCCGGACGATCACCATCGCCGCAGAGGATGGCCAGCAGAGAACCGTTGAAGTAGACGACGATCCAGGCATGGTGGTCCGACTGTATCCCGGAGAAATGATCGTCAATAACACAGACGCCCCCGCTGATGGCGGCGTGCCGTTCTGGAAGCGCCCGGCGATCTCGCAGTACAACTATATGCGCATCCAGTCGTTAGGGCTGGACCTGGTGAGTGTGGTCCTGGCAACGCAGAAGGACACGCACATCCGCGCGGCAGCGGCGGAACTGCGCCGGCTGCTGAAGGGGGAGTGATGGACTTTATCTCGCGTGTGATTGTCGCTACCGTTGCCCAGGCAGCGAAGGACAAAGATCGCGATTGGTGCGCCACTACCGGGCGCGATTGGTGCGCGATCATGGGCTGGCCGGTGGATCCGCTGGCCCTGGTCGCAGCAAAGGAGCGGGACAGGAGAGGAAGACATGATTGAAGTACCGTTAAAAAAATTCGAAGTAGTTGTCTCGGGTAATTACCCCGTGCGTGTCGCGGCCCATGATATCGAAATACACGGCGATATAGTTTATGCCTATAAAATCGTGGGGACGCACACGCAGAAAACACTGCATCGCAGGCTGGTCGGCCCGTGGTGGAAAAAGAGAGAGGAATACGAGGAAGTTCCTGGGTATCCTGTCGAAGATAGGGCAGTGGTCTTCATGGCTCCGGTCGGTAAGATCGACTACATTGTGGAGGAAGGCGATGAAAGCTAAAGCCCACCCCGACACAGGGGTATCGGAAATCAAGAGCGGACTGCGCACGGTCCCGGTCGAGTCAGATTACAGTATTCCAGTCGGGGAACTGCGGCTGTATGATGACCACGGCAACTATATCAAGAGCGTGACGGTGCAAATGGGGAAGACGGCGGCGGGGCAAGCGGGGAGACATGGCCGATGATGGAGAGAAGATTATCACGCCGGCGGTTGTGCGGTCGCTGAGAGATGCGATCCACCAGGTCGTTGCAATCTTTCACGGGTATGGCAATATCACGCTGGTGATCCGGGACAGCAAGGTAACGCGGATCGCCATCGAGGTCGATGCCTGGAGGATGGGAGGGGATAAGGGGGATTGAAACACAGAACAAACGGCCTATAATAGAGGTGTACCGGATGCGCCGGGGCATTGCCCTGGCGCTTTTTGTTTTCCATAGGAGGGTTGATATGCTCGAATTTCAGATTACACCCGAAGCATTGCTGGCCGCTCTCGGCCTGATTGTTTCCCTTGTGTTCAGTTATTTCCCTGGGTTGAGGGTGCGGTACGCTGCTCTCTCGCCTGAGTGGAAGTCCACCATCATGATTGCCATGCTGTTCCTTCTGACCGCGGCCGTGTTCGGCCTGGGGTGCGCCGGGATCCTGTTGATTGGCATCGCGTGTACGCAGGCGGGCGCGGTACAGATTGCCATTGCTTTCTTCCTGGCCCTGGCGACCAATCAAGGAACATACCAGCTTACCAAGAACCTGCGCACGGCAGACGTGAAGGCGTTAGCTGCGCGAGGATCTACGCCACCCCAGGAGCTGAAGGCATGACGCCCGAATCTGTTCCAATGACGGCCTGGGAGCAGGGGTTTATCGTGGTGCTGTTCGTGTTGGCGATCCTGGTTTTATCCGGCGGTGTGTTTGCCTTCATCCGGTGGGTACTCAAATGGGCGCGCGAGCGCGAGGACGAGTGGCAAAAGTTTATTTCCGAGCTGCGCAAGGATGATCTGATCCAGCGCCAGGCGGACCAACGCCGAAACGCTGACGCAGTAGAGGGCACGCAGGAGGTGTTGACCCAGATGACCACGGCCATGACCGCGATGACAACCAGCCTGGAGCGCCACGACCAACAGGCCAAGACGATTTTACAGGTGGTCAATCATATCGATGAGCAGATCACCCGGCCCAAAACGAGGAAACCCGCAGATTGACCAATCGCCAACGCATCTTTATTGCTGAGTATTGCAAGGACTTCAACGCCACCCGCGCCGCGAAGTCCGCCGGCTATTCTGGGAAGACTGCGTACTCTATCGGCCAACGTTTGTTGAAAGAAGTTGAGATATCCGAGGCGATCAAGGCCCGCATCGAAGAACTGACCATGCCCGCCGATGAGGTGAAGATGCGCCTGGCGCAGATCGCGCGCGGTGACATCATGGATCTGATCGAGACCGCCGGCGACGAGGTGAGATTCCGACTGACCGAGACTGACGCCGATGGCAACGTCACCCCCAACCCAAACACGCGCCTGATCCGTAAGATTGTGCGCCGCACGACGCGGCACCTCTCGCCGAAGGGCGGGGAGAGCGAGACCGCCAGCTTTGAAATTGAACTGTACTCCGCCGCTGATGCCCTGGTGAAGATCGGGGAAATGCACGGGCTATTCCGCAACCGCCAGGTATTAGAGAACCCGGACGGCTCGGCGGTAGAGCCTGCCAAGATTGTGAACATTTACATACCTGACAATGGACGCCCCCGCACAATTCCGAGTAGTTGACATCCGCCCGCAGCCTGGACCGCAGGAGCTTTTCCTATCCAGTCCCGCGGATATTGTGATCTATGGCGGCAGCGCCGGCGGCGGGAAAACCTGGGGGCTGCTGCTGGATCCACTGCGTGATATCGACGTGCCTGGGTTCGGCGCGATCATCATCCGCCGCACATTCCCCGAGATCACCAACCTGGGCGGCCTGTGGGATGAAAGCGAAAAGCTGTACAAGCACGCGGCCGGCAAGCCCACGCGCGGAGACCTGATCTGGAGATGGGACAGCGGTGCCCGGGTAGAGTTCGGACATTTGCAATACGATAAAGAACTGAGCAAGTACGACGGCGCGCAAATCGCAAGCATTGGCTTCGACCAGTTGGAGCATTTCAGTGAGCGCATGTTCTGGTACTTGCAAATCCGAAACCGCTCCATGTGTGGCGTCCCCTCTCGGCTGCGCGCGACCTGCAACCCTGACCCTGACAGCTTCCTTATCTCCGACAAAGATAAGGGCTGGGGATATGGGCTGATCGGGTGGTGGATCGGTGAGGATGGGTACGCCATCCCCGAGCGCAGCGGGGTGGTGCGCTGGTTTGTGCGCTACCAGGAGAAGTTGTATTGGGCCGATGACCGGGAAACGCTGCTGCGCCAGTTTGCAGAGATCGATCCTGACATTATTCCCGTGTCGATCACCTTCATCCTGGCAACGGTCCACAATAACCGCAAGCTGCTGGAGATTGATAAGACCTACCTCGCCAAGCTGAAGGCCCTGCCGCTGGTGGAGCGGGAAAGATTCCTCGGCGACGCAGAGCGGGGCGGGAACTGGAAGGTAAAGCCAGAGGCGGGCAAGGTCTTCAATCGGTCCTGGTTCGAGATCGTTTCCGAGGTTCCCGATGGTGGTGTGGACTGCCGCGGGTGGGATTTCGCCGCAACGCTGAAGGAGCTGGCCGGTGATGATCCCGACTTCACCGCATCGATCAAGATCCGCAGGTGCGCGGACGGCTTCTACTATGTCACCGACATGACCGAGGAACGCATGGCAGAGATCGACGAGTACATGCTCTCGCTCTCAAAGTCTGACGCTGCAATCGCCAGGCAGCAAGGCGCCGCCTATCGTGTGCGCTGGGGCACCGAGCCGGGCAGCGCCGGGGTGAGAGAGACCGCGCGCCTGAAGCGGATGCTGGTCGGGATGGGCGCGGACGGAATGAGTGAGCACGGCGATAAGCTGACCAAGTGGCGCCCGATGGCGGCGGAGATCCAGGCGGGAAAGTTCCGCGTACTGGCGGCGCCGTGGACAGATCGCTTTTTATCGATGATGCACGGGCAGCCGGACGCAGATCACGACGATATCCCTGACGCTGCACGCATGGCCTTCGACGGTCTTCAAGGCGCCGTGATGCCAGGCAGCAAACCGCCGCCAAAGAATACCAACCCCTTGCTATCCATGAGGAACTTGTAACATGCCAGTATCAGACGATCTATTTCTTGACGCCCAGGATAAAGCGAAACAGTTGGAGACCAGCGACGCCGCGCGCCTGGAAGTGTTCGACGCTGTGGACCAAATCTACTTCATGTCCGACGAGAGTATCCCCGAGCGGCAGACCTGGATCCGCAAGACCTTCTCCCCCGATGGGCACAACGCAGAGGACGGCGCGGTGCGTCTGCTGCAAGGCGCGGACCCTGTGTTCAAAGTCCCGATGGAAACCAACCTGCCCGAGATCAGCAAGACAGCGAGTGATCTGGAGCAGGCGGCGAATACTATCTGGCGCATGGCCGGCAAGGTGGCGGGCAAGCCGCGGCACTATGATCCCATCCGCAGCGGTGTGCATTACGACGAAGTGCACATTGCGGTACGCAGTACCAAAGCCATCGTGGAAGACCTGCGTGCGGGCAAGGCGGGCAAGGGCAGCACGGCCTACGCCGAGCGGGTGGCGCAGATGACGCCGGTATTGTTTGACTGTATCAATCCCAGGGATGGACACTGTGAATGGGGGAGCATGGGACTGAGCGCCTACTACTCCAAGCAGAAGTTCACCGTCGCCGAAGTGCGCGCCCGATATGGGCAGGACAGGCTATCCGGGCAGAAGGCCACGCAGGAGATCGAGCTGCACGATTATTGGAATCTGGACAATCATTTCGTATGGACTACGATGGAGACTGAACCGCTGGTCGCAGAGGAAAACGACCTCGGCATGATCCCGGTCGCGGCAGTGATCTGCGAGGGTGGGTTCCTGTTCAACCGATCGGGCCAGGACTCGCGCCGCCCCCTGCTCTACACGATCCACAAATCAAACCTGTGGAAGCGGCAGAACCTATTGCTCACCGTCTCGACATCGCTGGTATTCCTACTCGGCAGTAACCCCGCCCTGATCCACGAAGGGCCGGCGGAAAACTTTGTCCTTGACCGCACCGAACCGGGCGGGATCGTGCACGTCGAACCAGGCGAGAAGGTCTACGGGCTGAGTGAGAAGGTTCTCGATCCGTCCCTGGTCACGCTGAAGCAGCAGGTAGACAGCCTGGTCGAAGAAAGTACGATCTACAAGCCGGCCCTGGGAGGTTCGCTGGGTGGCAACGCGCCCTTCTCCACGGTGTCATTAGTCGCGCAGCAAGGGCGTCTGCCGCTGATCGCGTACCAGCGCATGATCTCGATGTGCATCACCAACGCCATGCAGATCGCGTTTACCATTATCAAGCGCGACAACGTTGCGGTGCGGGCGAGGGGCGAAAACGGGCTGATGACCATCGACGCCGCCGACATTCCCGACTACTTTGACTTCGACGCCGCGCTGGAAATCACGCTGCCCCAGGATGCAAGGATGAATGTCACGGTGGCGGCGCAGGCGGTTGAGAGCGGGCTGGCCTCGAAACGCTACGCCCTGGAAACGTACATGCAGTACGGCCAGGCCGATAAGATGATGAAGGAGATCATGGAGGAACGGTTCGCGGATATGTTCGCGCAATTCCAACTCCAGGCCGAGGCGCAGAAGTTACAGGCGCAGCAGCAGGCCCAGGCCCAGCCACAACCTGACCCGAACATGCCGCCGCCGCAGATGCCGCAGGGTGACCCGGGCGCGCAGATGGGCGGCCAGGGGATGCCGCGCGCTCCGATGATGGGACCACAGGAGCCGATGGGCACGCCGATGGGACCGGGCGGGATGCCGCCGGACATGGGTAATCTCCCGCCGGAAATGATGGGAGGATAACGATGCCGCTGAACGTGTTCGACTTCGAGAGTATCCAGCAGGTAGCAGAGCGCCGGGCCAATGAGCGGATGGCGCAGATCAGGCAGAAGTTCTTCGCCCCGGAACTGGCGGCGGGGATCGGTGAATTGATGAGCAAGATCAGGCAAGACTCGGGAGTGTACGCGCACCTGCGCCGGCAGATCCCGGACCAAATGAAAGAGATGGAGGTGAGGTATGGCAAGGGTTAGCAAACCAACAGGCAAGCGGGTGAGCGGACCGACCCCGCCGAAATACAACGATCCGAACAATCCCTGGCAGAGCAGCAACCGCGCAGCGCCGACTGTATCCCAGGTGAGACAGTACCAACCGCCCAAGCCGGCGAACACGATGGGGCGGGCACAGTCCAATCAGATCGCCATCTCACAGATGCAGCAGCGCCAGGCGCGCGCAATGCCCGACCGCAACACGCCGGCGGGATATGTGTCCCCCTACAACCAGCAGCAGGCGGAACAGGCGAAGTGGGCGCAGCGCAACATCGGCGCCTACGGCACGCCCCAGCCCGCTGGCATGGGCAACGTCCAGGCCACGGGCTACGTTCCCTCTGCTCTCACGCAGACGCAGCGGGTGAACCAGGCCAGCGCCGGGCGCTACAACGCAGCCTACCAGCAGGGACGCTGGGCGCCGGATAAGGTGGCGGCACAAAAGTACATGGGGTATGGCGCGCCGACCTACGGCCTCACCTATTCGACCTGGAGCGATGCCAGCCAACAGGCCACGGCCGACCGCTACACTGCCCAGGCCAATCGCTACTACAACCCGCCCGCTGGTGGCGGCGGGGGCGGTGGTGGATGGGTGGACTATGGCGGTGGTGGTGGCGGCGGCGGGTATACAGAGCGCCCGCCCGAGTGGTATGAGCGCATGGCACAGTGGTCCTACGGCAAAGGTTAAACAATGGCAGACATTCGCAAACCCGGCATGGTCAGCAGGGCGCAGCCCTCAAAACCAACCAACCCACAGACAGCGGAAGCGCAGCGTTACACGGCACAGGCCAACCGCGCGCAGCCCAAGCCACGGCAGCCGCAGATCAACCCCGCCAACGTCGCCAACGCCAGGCGCACGCAGGGCAATGCGGTGATGAGTGTATCCCAGGGAGTGCGGCCGCCGGTCATCGCTCCGGCGCAGTCCACGGATGTGCGCAACCTGCCGGGAGTGCAGGGGATGACGGCGCGGTTCGGATATTGGGACAACCCCTTGCGCGTGGTGCGCTATCACAACGCCATGCAAAGCCTGCCGCAGGAGCAGCGCGCCAACATCCCCCTGGATGAACAGGGCCTGGGCGCGGCATACAATCGTCTCGCCGAGTACAACCAGGGCAAGCCGCCCGAGCAGTGGAGCGCGCCGGTCGACAACGGCGCCGAGCCATACTATGAGATCACGCGCGCCATGCCCGAGCCGCCCCAGGAGATGCGACCCTATTACGAATGGGCGCGGGCCACGAAGGAGAACCCGAACCCGTGGAAACAAGCGGGCATGGGGGATCTGTACCCGCTGGCGCGTTCCGAAGCCGAGCAGTATTTCACCGATATCTCTGGTCTGCAAACCCAGGGCGATAATGTGCTGGTGCCGGCGGCCTGGCTGTATGGTGACGAAGGCACGCAGCAGACCGACATGACCAACGGCATCCCGACCAGCACCTATGACCAGCTCAAACCCTGGCAGAGATTCCTGCTCAACGCAACGCCGGCGGGATCGGGCGCAGCGATGGGCGGCGGACAGGGCGCGATCATGGGCCTGCTGGCGGGCGGTCCTGCCGGCGCCGTGGTGGGCGGCGCGCTGGGTGGTGGGCTGGGTGGATTGTTTGGCGCCGCCGCGGATAACCCGGTCGCACAGAAAGCAATCTCCGCGCTGAATATCCTGGACGCCCCCGCCGAGGGAGCGGAACGCGCGGTCGGTCTGATATCACAGCTTGTCTCCAGCGCCATCGACCCGGCGCAGTATGGGCCGATCGGCGAGATTCTTGATAACCTGCCCGAAGCATGGCAGGCGGCGCACTTCACTGAGAACGTCGCCAACATTGGCAGCCTCACCTATGACCCGTTCACCGACCAGACCACGACCTACGCCTGGGAAGTAACCAACCCCGAACCCGTTGCCACCACCTACCAGCGCGGACAATCGCCGTCCGCCTTGATGCTGGCCGAGGCGCGCAAGCGTCTGATCCAGGGAGAGAGCATCGAGACGATTGAAGCCGACCTGCGCGCGCGGGTGGGCATGGCCTACGATGTGCGCGAGGCGATTGGTCACATGATCCTCGATCCGCTCAACGTGGTCGCGCTGGGTGAGACCGCATTGGTCAAGGCCGGGGCAAAGCTGGCGAAGAACGCGCCGCTGCTGAAGGCAGTGGATACCATCGAAGACCTGAACCGCACGCGCAACGTCTTCAACAAGGCCGGCGGGGTGGACATCCTGGGCGAGTACGCGCGCAACTTGCGCACCATGAAACCCGCGGACCTGGCGCGGTTCGCTCCCCTCTCGCGCTTCATCGCCGGAGTGGATGAGGCCGGGCAACTGATCGACTACGCCACCCAACCGCGGGCGCGCGCTGCCGTTGCCAAAGCATTGCAGCACGCCATCACCCTGACCCCGCAGAGCAAGGCCAATATCCTGACATACCAGCTTGCGCAAGGGCTGGACGTGATGATCCACGACGCTGCCGATGTGCGCGAGATTGAGCACGGGGTTCGCGCCGTCTCCAACCTGAAGCCGGGCGACGCCGTGCAGGGATTGGAAGACGCGGGGATGATGCAGTGGTTCGAGAGCGCCGAGGCCCAGCCCGCACCGGGCGCGGTCAAGGCTGCGCTGCCGCGGGTGGAAGCGGTGATCGAGGCTTACAAGAACGTACTCGACAAGCCGGGACAGCCCGGTCCTGTAACGATCTTGCAACGCGCCGCCGATGCCGCAAGCACCGAGGGCAAACCGCTGGCGATCAATGACGTGATCCGCATGTTTGGCGAGGCGACCAGCAAAGAGGACTTCGAGCGCATCTATCGCGGCATGGCCGAGACAATCCAGGCCAACGTGAACGCCGGCACCGTGGACAAAGCGGCGCTGGCCGAGTTCATGCAGGGCGGATACGGCAAGTATGCGGAAATGGCACGCCTGTTCTATGGCGAGGATGGGATCCCCTTCACGCTCGACCAGCTAAAAGCGCGGGTGGGCGCTGCTCTGGCGCAGGGGATTGAAGAATACTCGGTCAAGTACTTCGGGGTGAAGCCGCGCGGATGGGGAGAGCGGGCAAGCAACGCGGTCAAGAGCTTCCAAACCCTGACCATGCTCAACACACCGACCTTTGTAGCCAACAACTACCTCAACAATATCCTTACCCTGTCCTGGGATGGGCTGATCGGTGTCTCTACCAAGCGCGGGCGGCAAGGATGGCTGCGCGGGATGGGTATGGACGTGGAAAAGATGCGCATTGGCATGACCGCCGCCGACCTGGGCACGGTCGGACGCGAGATCGACAACGCCAAGCGCCGCCCCTACCAGATGGGAGAGGAAATCCGCAAGGCCACGAACGCGAATCAGTCCGCTTTCGAGCGCAAGTTGGCCGAGTTCTCCAACAAGATGAGCATCTTCCCCCGCCTGGGCGGAGCGATCGAGCGCAACGCCTCCGAGCTGGCCTATTACCACGCCATCCGCCCGTATTGGGATGCGATCTGGACCAGCGGCAAGGGCTTCGACCGCATGAGCAAGGAGTTTAAGACCCTCGCCGGATACCTGGACAGCTTGCAGCCTGGCACCAGCAAGAAAATAGAACAGATGATCGGGCGCAGCAAGAGCCGGACGGAGATTGAGAAGGCGATCTTCAACGGGTTCCAGACCAGCGGGATCAAAGACGCGCTTTCACCCGATGACCTGGAGGTATTGAACGCCGTGCCGGGCCTGGTGGATGGCATCGACGCCGCGCTGAAAGAGGCCAAGACGCCGGCGGATGTGCGCAAGGTATTCGACGGCGCGCGCGAGAAGGTGACAAAGCAGATCCGCACCGAGACCAGGAAGCAGGCGAGAGTCAAGGCCGAACGGGTGCTCACCCGCATGAGTGTGGAAGGGGTGGCCGGCGGCGCGGCGGAGTTCGATGAGGTGATCGACGCGCGCGCCTCGGCGCTGATGCAGCACTTCGACCGGATGCAGGCCGTCGCCGATGACCTGAATGAGCGCGCCCTGGTGGGCAAGGAACGGGCGGCAGTGTGGCAGCGGGCGCGGGCGGAGGAAGACGCCGTATTCCGCGCGTTCGAGGATGACGAGGCGGCGAAGTGGCTGGGGATGTTCCAGGCTCTGGGCAGCACGGACAACGAAGGCGCGGCGCTGCTGGCCCTGCTGGGCGAAGGCAGCCCGGCGACTGGCACGATGGGATTACATTCCAACTGGCGCAGGTTCTTCACGCAGACCGCCGACGAGTACGCCAACTTCCACGCCCTGCCCGATGACATGCCGAAGGTGGAGAAGGCAAAGGCCTGGGATGATCTGAACACGCGCCTGCTGGACGAGTACAACCAGGCCGTATTGGAAGAAGATCGGGTGATGGAGCGCATCGACGACCTGACCGCCAAGTTGTACGCGCGCGGGAAACAGGATTCCACCTACGCATACCGCGACATGCTCAACTGGAGACTATCCCAAAGGGATGTGCGCCGGAGGATGGCGGCGACGATGAGCTACTACCGCGGCGGCAAGGTGCCGGCGGGGATGGAAGATTGGGCGGACGCGGCGCTGATCGACAAGGTGCGGGCGATCACCAAAGGCAAGCCCTTGCACCAGATCGGATTCAGCGACCGGCAGGATATCAACACCCGCTTCTATCGTGATATCTACAAACCGCTGGTGGCGGAGCAGGCCCAAGTCGGGCACGCCACACAGCCAAAGGCGCCCAAGCCCCCGGCCGCGCCAGCACAACCGGCGCCGGAGCCGCAGCCCAAGCCACCGACGCAGCCGCGCCAGCCCCAACAACAACCGCTGGTGAAGACCCCCGCACCCACGCAGCAGGCGCCGCGTGTGGACCAGTCCGCACTATGGAAGCGCATCGCCGAGACCAAGCCGGACATGGTGGGGGTGCTGCCGGATGGACAATTCGACGGCACGGCCAAGCTGGACGCGATCAAGTTCATGCGAAAGAACAACCCCGGCGCAAAGGTGCGGCGGTTCGTGGACATCACCCCCGAGGCATGGGACCAGGCGGTGAGGAACGAACAACTGCGAGCAAAGGCGGCGCAGCCATTGGAGGCAACGCAGTATCCGCAGGTGGAGCGCCGACTGTCCGAGAATGAACAACTGCGCGCCCGCATCGCCGAGCTGGAGAAGGAAGTAGCAACCGACGAGAAGACCGGGGCGAAATCCAACAAGGCTTTCATGGCCGAACTGGAGAGACGCAAGGCGCGCGGCCAGCAGACGGCGGTCGGGTTCCTCGACGTGCGCGGGCTGGGCCTGACCAATAAGACCCTGGGCAACCCGGTCGGAGACGCATACCTGGCGCACATCGTGAAGGTTGCGCAGGATAACGGGATTGACATCTACCGCACCGGTGGGGACGAGTTCTCCGCCCTGGGGGATGACATTGCCGATCTGGATACCAAGCTGTTCGATGTTTCGCAGCAATTGGAACGGAGTATAATTTATGTCAATGGACGCCAATATGAAGGAGCCAAGTTCCACCACGGAGTCGCAGCCGATCAAGGAGCAGCGGACGCCATCGCCCTCCAGCGACTTGCCGCCGACCCCGACGCCGAGCGCATCCTCGCCAAGCGATACGCCCTCCGAGACACAACCCCAAATCAAGATACTAACGCCCCCGAAGGGCTGGACGTTCGTGCGGGGGAGCCTGCTCCGAGCGAGGGGATTGATCCTGCCAGGGGACCAGAAGCCGGAGCCGCCGACGCAGCCGGAGCCGCAGCCTCCAACGGAGAACCAAGACAACCAGACCTGATCCCGGACTTAGAGCCGGAGACGGTTGACGCCCTGCCGGATGACACCTACCTGGTGAGCGATGCCGGCGAGGTGGTTGATCCGCGCGACTACGAGAGCGCAGAGCCTGCCCGCCCGCCCGCGAAAGAAGCGGTCACGGGTAATATGCGCGCGTTCGTGAACAGCAGCGGAAGCAGTCCATTCGAGGAAGAAGCCATTGCCACGGCGCGGGTGTACAAATCCGAGCTGGACCAGAGCCGCACGGTCAAGGTCACGACGCCTGACGGCGAGATGACACGGGTATGGGAGAACGCGCCGGTATGGTACAAGGGACACTATGAAACCCTGAAGGCCGAGGACACTGCCTTCAACCAGGCGCACGCGGGCGAGATCCGGCGCGACAAGAACAAACCCAAGAGCGCGAAGCGGGTGGTCAAATCGCGCAAGGCCGCGCAGATGCACGGCCAGGTATCCAAAGCCCTCGAATACATCATCCTCAAAAAGAACCCGCCGCGCAATGCGCCGATTCTGGACCAGTGGATCGGCTGGGTGCGCAACAATATTGCCTACGCCATGACCAATCCGCAGGAGAACTTCAATCCTGACTTCGCCTGGTGGGTGGGCGAGAAGGATATCGTTCTCGAAACCCTGGACGCGCAGATCAAAGCGGTCCTTGACGATCCCGCGGCGAATGAGGACACAGTATTCAAGGCGCTGGGCCGGTATGGGGATCAGATCATCGACGAGTACATGCTGCGCCAGTCCGCGGCGAACTTCCCCGATGAGGTGGATACGGCCGTGCTGCCAGAGGTGGACGCGCAGGACCTGGAGGATACGGCGCTGCGCATCGCCGACAACATTGACGAGGCGGAAGCGCGGATTGACATCGAAGAACAATTCACCCGCACGAAGGACGACTTTGAGCGCGCGGTGATGGAAGCCATGCCCGATGATGGCGACCTGGTGATCGACCTGGTGGACAGCCTGGCGCGGAACTTCAATCCCGAGATTGACAGCCAGGCGTTCTATGATCGGCTGGGGTGGAAGTTTGGCGGGGAGTATGCGGGGGAGGAAGGGCTATCCCGCTCCCTTCCCGAGCGTGTTCCCGATGGCCTGACCACCTTCACCGAGCAGGGCCGCGCGCTTATGCGGGTGTACAAATCCACGGACCCGACCGCCGCCGCGCATGAACTGATCCACGGCATTACGCCGCTGATGCGCCAGGCCGACGCCGACCTGCTGCGCGCCGAACTGTTCGCGGACATGGAACTGCCCGATGACTGGCACACGGCGGTCGGCTATGTCGGCACGGGAGACCAGCTCACGGCGATGTACCCGCAGGCCTATGAGCGGCTATCCAATGCGTTCTCGCGCTATCTTGCGGACGGCATGGCCCCGACCACGGGCCTGCAAGGGCTGTTCTCGCGGATGAAGAACTGGATGCTTGCGGTATACAAGCGCATCGTGGGCGGGGAGCTGGATGTCAATATCAGCCCCGAGACGCGGCGGATGTTTGATCGATGGGTGGCGGGGGAGCAAGAGGCGCCAACGCCAGCATCACCCGCGCCGATTACACCGACAACATTACCCCGCGACGAGATCAAAAGGATTAAGGAGATCGTTGAATTTAGTCCCTGGGTAATACCCTTGCGCCAGTATATCGATTACACCTTTAGCAAGCTGTCCAAAGATGTCAGAACCGCAATCCTAAACAACGATCCTGGCTTTGCAAGCTGGTCTGATATCGAGAAACAGGCGCGCGATTGGCATGGCGCAGAAGTGGCTCGCGCTGTATCCAAGAGTGAGACCATCCCCCCTGAGGTTCTGGCGGATTACCCCGATCTACGGCAGGCCACGCCAGAACCGGCGCCGCAAATCGCGCCGGAACCACGGGCCGCGGATAACCTGGGCCTTCCTACGCAGGAAAATACCCCCTCTTTGTGGGACGCGCCCACCCAGGCCGGGCTATTCACGACCGAAGACCTGCCGCTGTTCAGTGGTACGGTGATGCGGGCACAGGCTGAGACCTTCGCGCCCAAGCCCACGGGCGGGCAGGGGACATTGTTCGACACGCGCGAACAACTGCCGACGATTGAGGCGCGGCAGGCTGCGCCGGCGGCGATGCCCGAGGGCGGGTTGTTTGGGCAGGGGCAGCGCGAACCCTGGCAGATGACGCGGGCTGAGTTCATGATTAGCCAAAACCAACCGAAGTTCGATGCCATTCAACAAGCGTTATCCAGTGGTAAGAAGTTGTCGGTAGGAACGCAGTATAAAATTATCGCCTTGTCTAATCCTGACCAGATTCGTATGACAAGTAAGGGAGAGTTCCAGATACCAGAGGGGAAAAAGTGGGTATATCTCACGCAGCCGCAAGAAGACTCACTGGCGCGGCAGGCTGGATTTAAAGTACCAGATTTAGGAGAGCGCGTATTTCATAGGGATGAGATAAGGCAAGCACTAGAATCAGGCAAGCAAGTCCCCGCCGAAGTACTGGCCGATTATCCAGAACTGAGGCAGGCAGAGCCACCCGCGCCCGCGCCGGTTGAAAAACCTGCACCACAATGGAAGTATGAGGAATATAGCGACTACTCGCGGATGCTTGCAAGTAGATACACCCGCAAGGAAATCGAGGCCAGGCTGGGAAAGGCAGAGGGTGCCCGCGCAGCCGCGAACAGCGCAAAGGTTCGAGCCTCCGACGCTTTATCTGACTACGGCCCAACGCAGAGATTAGCGCACGCCGGCAATGTGAATAGGGCAAATTACGAAGAAAGAAACGGGTTACAAAACGCCCTAGAAATTTACGACAACTACCCCGAGAAAACCGCCGAGGGCATGAAGGCCGCACCCGCGCCGGAAGCGCCGAGGGCGGCGGAGCCGGTGGCGATCCAGTCCATCCAGGGATGGAAGGATTTTAGGAAGCGCCTCAATGCCGGGGAGATCAACGCCGAGCAAATCAAGGCCGCGTTCCAATCCTTCCAGGATAACCGCGAGGCGATCAGGGCGGAACTGAGCAAGTTGACCGTTGCGGAATTGCAGAAGAACGCACCACGGCGCGGGAATAAGGCGGAGCTGGTTGATAGCCGCTTGAACAGTATGGAAAACTCATTTGCCCTGGCTTCGTATTCATGGAACCCATTCGGGGAAAGCCATGCCGACGCCGTGCGCCGAGCGGTAAACAGCCTGACCGATGAGCAGGTACAGGAGATCGTCGCTAAGAACAAGGCCAGCAACGACCAGCTTGTGCAAAGCCTGACCGCACCAAAGACGCTGGATGATTTTCGCACCTTTGTCGCCTATCGCGGCGAGAAAGCACTTACACCAGAGCAGCGGGCCGCGTTCGATGAACTTGTCGCACTGGAGCGGCGCGGAACCCAGGCGGCGCAGACGGAGCAGGCCGCGACCATCGCGCCGGCGCAGACAAATGTAACCGCAACTATCAAGGAGACCACCAAGCGCAAGGACGGCACACCGATCTTTGTGGTGCAGATGGCCGAGCGGGTGGAACGGGACGTATTCACAGACCTGAACGCAAAAGCCAAGAAACTGAACGGATACTACTCCAACTTTGTGCGCGCCGACGCCGGCTTTACCTTCTCCACCCGCGAGAACGCCGAGCAGTTTATGAAGCTCTTGCAGGGTGAGGAAGTGAACCGCGCGCCCCAGGTGCAGGAGCGGATCGAGATCAAGAAGAACGCCACTGCTGAGAAAATGCGCGCCCTGGCGGATAAGCTGGAGGCGGACGCGACCGAACGCGAGAACGCGCCCAGGCTGGAGAACACAGCCAAGCGCGCGCGCGAAGGCGCGGCGGCGGTCGAGCGCGCCCAGGCAGACGCAGCCCTGGCGCGGACCATGCGCAACCTGGCGGACGCCATTGAGAACGGGGATGCGGTCCACCTCGACGGAGTGACAGCCAAGACCCACGTAGAGCAATTGGATAGCTCCTTGCGCAATGCAATGTATATTCGTGAGCGCCAACTATCCAGCGACGCGCAAAGAAATAACGGATATTACCAGATCAACCGCGACCGCCCGCCAACAGCGGAGGATATCCCGTTCGCCACATACCCTTATCCCAGCATCGGAAAGTCTCCAATGAACTACATTCTGGAGGCGATCAAGGGCAAAAAAGGTATTAGCAATGCAGCCAAGACGATTGAACGGGCAATGCGCGGCGGGGATGAATACGGCTTTACGCTGACAACTTCAGCGGAAATTGAAGCCCTGGAAACCTTGATCGACGCAGCCAAAGGAACGAAGGAAGATTACGGCGCGAAGCAGATGCGTGAATTTCACCTCATGCCATATAAGCGCCTGCAAGCTATTGGAATCACCAGCATCGAAGAACTGCGCGCGGCTCTGCGCGAATACCTGAAATACAAGCAAGCCCCAGCCGGCGGGAGCAAGGTCCGCGAGATGGAGCGCAATCTACTCGGGATGAAAATCCCCGGATACTTCCCCACCCCGCGCGGCCTGGCGGATGAGCTGGTCATGAAGGCAGACATTCAGCCCGGCATGAGCGTTCTCGAACCGAGCGCGGGCAAGGGGAACATTGCGGAGGCGATCCGCGAAGCCCAGCCAGAAGCCAAGTTAGATGTGATCGAGTGGGATAACGGATTGTCGGCGATCCTTAAAGAGAAGGGATTCAACCAGGTCGGGAGCGACATCTTCACACACAGCGGAAGTTATGACCGGATTGTGATGAACCCGCCCTTCGAGGAAGGCGCGGACATTGAGCACGTCATGAAGGCATACGATATGCTCAAACCTGGCGGGCGGTTGGTGGCGATCATGAGCGAAGGACCGTTCTATCGCAGTGACCGCAAGGCGGACAGCTTCCGCAATTGGTTGGACGATAGGGGCGGAATCAGCGAGAAGAACCCGGAAGGATCGTTCCTGAAAAGCGAACGCAGTACGGGAGTGGCAACCCGGACTGTAACGATTGATAAACCCGGCAGAGCGGGCGGCCTGCTGTTCCGCCTGTCCCCCGAGGCCGCCACCCCCGCCCCCCTCGACGCGCGCGATCTGCCGGTGGGCACGGTGGACCAGGTAAGCCCGCCGCCCACGGACGGCGCGTTCCTGGAAATGCTGCGAGACCGCATCCTGCCCATGCTGGACCGAGCGGAGGGCACGCTTGCCAATGACGCGGCGCGGGGCAACAAGCTCTTTGACTTCGAGACCCTTGATCCCGAGATGCGCAAGCAATTGCGGCAGTACATGGGCAAGGTCGGCGGGCAGATGGGCGACGCGAAGCTGGCGGCGCTGCGCTACGGCAAGGCCAAGCGCGACTTCGCCCTGCTGCCCTACGAGCGGCGCTACAACGCGGACACCTTCCTGCAAGGCATCATGCCCTACGAGTTTTGGTACACCCGTTCTATGATGAATTGGGCGGTGCGCGCGATGAACAAGCCGCAGATCATCGCCAACTACCTGCGCTTACAGCAGTTCTTCAATGAGCAGCAGCGGCGCGATGGCTTCCCGACACGGCTGCGCAAGAAGGCGTTCGTCCGCCTGCCGTTCCTGCCCGAGTGGATGGGTGAGGGAGTGTATATCGATCCTTACCGCCAGGCGTTCCCCTTCCTGCAACTGACCGGACCCTTTGAGAAGATGTACGACCAGGACAATCAAGCCCGCAAGCAGGCGATATCGATCCTGCAAGGGAAGATTGAAGACGGCGAGATCGACGCAAACGAAGGGCAAGCGGCAATTGATTCACAGAACGGTATCATCTGGCAGGAGGCATTAGCCCAAGCCAAGAACGACCAGGACGCGGACGTTCAAAACCCGGTTGACTTTGCGAGGATGATAAGTGGGTTCAGTTTACCGGCGAACATTCTATATCTATACCTTACGGGGCGGCAGGACGAGATCAGCCAACTCCCGAGCACGCGCCTGGTACAAGCCGCGACCGGCGCGCTGGGGATCGGAGGACCGCGCGGGGTGAACCTGGAGGGAGGTATTCGCAAGCTGGCGGGACTTCCAGAGATCGACCGCTTTGAAGATTACCGAGTGGACCGGATGCTTGCAAATATGACCGCTATGGGAGAGATAAATTCCGATGAAGCGGTCCGCGCAATGATCGATAAAGAAGGGCCAGCATTTGAGGAAGCGCAACGCAAGGTGAGCCAGATTGGAGTATTTCAATACTTTGGTGCTCCTATGGCCTTAGACTTCTTCCCTGAAGGTGAGCAGGGCGCGCGCGATTTGCGCGAGAAGTACGGACGCGCCTACGAAAAGTTTGCCGCCGGCGACAAAGAAGCATTAGGAAAGTTTTTTGACCAATACCCAGAGTACGAAGCAAGGCGCGCGTCATGGGATTCAGACAACCCGGAAGACCGATTGCGCTTCTTCCTGCGGTCTGAAGTATGGGAACGATATAACGCGCTGCCCTCAATCTACAAAAGGCAAGTGCGCGAACAATTAGGAGACACATTCAACGATGCCTTCTTGAACAAGGAAACGCGTAGTTATGACAGTATCAAGACGGAAACACTTGCGACCTGGGCGCGCGCGATAGGGTCTGACAATCTCCCAAACAAGACGCCGGATACTCCGCAAATTGGAATCAAGTTCGCACCCAAAGAGACAGCGGACGCAGTAACAGCATACAACGCCGAAGCCGACCGCCTGTTCCCTGGAATTGGAGATTTCTTAGAATCGTTCTACCAGATGCCGCAGGAGCAGCAGGACATCGCGCGCAGGCAATACCCGCAGATTTCCGCGTACTACTCATGGAAAAATAAGTACCTGGCCGAGCACCAGCAAATCATCCCCTGGGTGACGAGCGAGAAAAGCGAATTGTTTGGGCTGCCGCAGGACCTGCAGGCCGGGGTATACACCTACCGCGCCCAGCGAGACGAGCTGTTCCCTGGCATCGACCAGATCCAGGAAGGTTATTTCAACGCCGAGGATACCAAAGCCTACATGAAGCAGTACCCGCAACTCGGCGAGTATTGGGACTGGCGCAAGGCGATGGCGGCGCAGTCGCCCAAGCTGGCGCCGTACATTCTCAGCGATGCGGCGCTGTCGAAAGCGATCCTGGAGCCGGACCCGACCAATATGCTGACCCAGGAAGAACTCGCGCAATTCAGCCCGACCACGATCAAACACCTGTACGCCTACTTCTATTCAAAGGAACCCTTGCGCGCCGGGCCTATGGCCGAGCTGGATGAGATCTGGCAGGGGATGGGGCGGCCCTATGGCACGCTGAAGAAGTGGATCAACGGGCAGGTGAGACCAAGCCTAACCGGAAGTAGCTATTGAAATGTAGATCAAACGGTCTATAATGGAATCAAACCCGGATGCGCCGGAGCACTTGCTCCGGCGCATTTTGTTTAACCACCAAAAGGAGTGTGATTGCATGGCAAAGGCAACGTTTACCCCAGGCACCGAAGCGGCGCAGGCCACCGCCGCCGAGACTGCCACCCCTTCGCAGGTTATAGAAACCTCGGAGGCAGGGAAGCAGACGTTTGAGACATTGGATCCCGAGAAGTTCCGCGCCATAGTCCGCGAGGAATTGGACGCGCGCGACCGGGCAATCCAGAGCGCAAGAGACAAGCAAGAGGCAAGGATCAATCAGCGGTTCGCATCCCTAGAAAGTGCTTTCGCAGCGACCGGCGTGACGCTCACGGACGCCCAGCGTTCGGCGCTTCAACGCCAGGCGGCGCAGGAAGTTGCCCGGGAAGAATCGCCAAGCAGCGCTTCACAAGGAGCGCCGCAGGCCGAGCCTGAAGCAGCGCCAAGCAAAGAAGTCCAGGCGGCCTGGGCGGTGATGGAAGATGAGGGGATCGACATCGACCAAGCGGATCCCGAGGCGGACATGATTGACTGGTCCTCCCCGGCAAAGGCGCGGCGCACAACCCTCGCAGCCATCGACGCCAAGCGCGCGCGCATGGCACGGGGAAGAAACCCCGTGGTAGGTGGTGGACCGGGCACATCGAAAGCGGCGCTGGAGCGCGAATTGCAAGAACTGATCGCGCACCCGAACCCGCGCAACAACAAGCGCATGAAAGAGCTTGAAGCCCAACTACGTTAAAGGAGCCGTTTTATGGCTATCATCCAGACCTCTACTCTCTCGAACAGTGTGCGCACTCAGTACGAAAGCGCCTATGTTCGCGGGGCAATGCTGAAAAAGATTTACGACCAGTACGCTTCACCGGTCGGGGCGGATATGTCCAACCTGGCGAAAGGTTCAAGCGTCTCGGTCCCGTTCATTTCCAAGCTGGCGATCTCGACGCAGACCATCAGCCAAACCGCCGACATCGTGCCGTCGCTGATGCGCGACGCGACCGCCACCGTGACCCCGACCAGCCGCGCCAACGCCGTGCAGATCCCGGAAATCCTGGACCTGACCGTGTATACCGACGCCAACGCGAAGTTCATGGAAGCCATCGGCGAGAACATGGAAGCCTCGATTGACTTCCTGGCGCGCGCCGCGGCCCTGGGCGGCAGCAAGGTCAAACGCTACGTTGCCCGCGCCTCCCTGGACGCCGGCACCGCGGCCCATCGGATCGGCCTGGCATCCTTCCAGGATGCCGCGCTGTATCTCCAGGCGATGCGCGTCCCGCAGTTCCAGGCCGATCAACGCTCCGGCTGGATGGCGACCTTCCACCCCTGGCTTCTCAAAGACCTCGCCGCTGACACGACCCTGCTGGCGATCGGTGAGTACGTCGATCCTTCCTTCCTGCTCAACGGGGAGATTGGTTCGCTCCAGGGCTGGCGCCTGATCTGCCCGCCCGACGCTCATATCTTCCTGGCCGCCGGCGCTGCCAATACCACCAACATCGCCACCACGCTCAACGGCGCGGTGAACGCCCTCGCCAAGACTGTGACCGTCGCCTCGGGCACCAGCATCGCCGCCGGTATGCGGCTGCTGATCGGCACCAAAGAGACCTCGACCACGCTCTACCCGACGAACGAATGGGTGGAAGTGCTCTCCGTCGCCACCAACGACCTGACCATCATGGGCATGGGCGAGAACGGCGGCCTGATGTACGACCACGCCAGCGGGGAAACCGTGTCCAACTCGGACAACGTGTACCCGGCTGTGTTCGGCGGGCCGGAGAGCCTGGCGAAAGTCTTCCAGCCCTCGGTCGGCGAGTATGGCACCGTGGTCGGCCCGAAGGTGGACGGCCTGGCGGACCAGTTCAAGACCATCGCCTGGAAGTACTACGGCGGGTACGGCATCGTGTCCGAGAACCGCATCTACCGCGGCGAGTACTCATCCGCCTGGGACGCCTAAACATGGCCCATAAGTACGCCGTCATCAAAGCGACAAACCGCCACCAGGCTATCAACATCGACGGCCGGGTGATGGCGTACGGCGAGAAATCCGGCGGTCTGTTCGTGAAAGACAGCGGACTGGCCGCCGAGATCGAGGCCCGCTTAGAAAAGCACGGGGATGCGGTTGTCATCCGCCAGCCCGTGCGGGAGCCTGGACACCGCTATACCTTCGCGGTCCCTGAGCTGCCGTGGAAAAGGACGCAGCCATGAAGATCGAAACCAACCTGACCGCCGAAGCCATCACCATCCCCAGCGGCGCGGCCGTGCCCGCCGCGGGTAATGCCATCGATATGCGCCAGTTCATTGTCGGCATGGTGGAAACACCCGCGGCATGGACCAGCGCCAGCATGGGATTCAAGGGCAGCCAAACCAAAGACGGCGCGTTCGTCCCCTTGCGCAACGAGGCTGGCTCTCTGATCGAGATCACCGGGATCGTCACCAACGCCGCCGGGCGCTACCGCCTGCCGCTGGAATTGGCCGCCTGCCACTTCATCATTCCCTGGTCCGAAAGTTCTGGATCAGACGCAAATCAGGCCGCCGACCGCGCCCTGATCTTCCACTTGAAAGGATAGGTTAACATGCCTGTCGGAACCGATACCTACAAGGGCCTCGCCCTCCCTCTTTACGGGCAGTCCGAAGTCAAGCAGCAGACCGCCGCGCAGGACCTGCTGACCCTCACCGCCGCATCGACCAGCGCCAGCGGGGACCTGCTGGTCCTGCGTGACAGCGCCGGCACGGAGAAGTTCAGCATGGGGGTGAGCAACTTCACCCGCAAGCTGGTCATGGGCACGATCGCCCTGGCGTCCCTGGCTTCCAACGCCAGCGAAGCCACCGTCGCCGCCACCGGCCTGACCACGAACCATGTGGTGCAGATTTTCGCCGCTGCGTCCGGCCCGCTGCCGAACGTCTACGTGTCCGCCGCCGATGTCCTGGGCTACGGCCCGGCCTCGCGCGCGTCCGCCGCGATGACTGTCAACTACCTGGCCTGGCTGACCGCCTAGCCTGGCTGACCGCCTAGTATCCAAATGGCGCGGATAGGATCACTCCGACAAGGGGCCTGCCTCCCGGCCCTTTCCGCGCCTTTTCGGGGGGCTGTGCTGGGAGGCGCATGAACAAACCATTCTCGAAACCGCTTGTCTTTGTGGGCACGCCCACGAACGGGGAACACTCTTTCCTGTTCTCGCAGTCTGTCTCCGGGCTTATCTTCCCGACAAACCACAGCATGCAGATGTCCTACGTTCCATACATGGAAGTGGGGCGGGCGCGCAATATCCTGGTGCAGGCGGCGCGCGAAGCGGGGGCAAAGTTCCTGCTGTTTTGGGATGAAGATGTCATTGTAGAAGCCAACGGCCTGCGCCGGCTGGTGAATCATATGCTTCAGCATGAGGATTGGGACGTGGTGGGCGGAGTGTACGCGACCAAGACCTACCCGCCCGAACCGCTGCTTTATACCGATTGGGGGCAAGGACCATGTTACGGCTGGAAAAAGGGGGACATGGTTCATTGCAAGGCTATCGGCAACGGATTCACCCTGTTCCGCATGTCGGTGTTTGATCGCATCGGCGAGGAACGCGCGCCCTGGTACGAGGACCGCAACCCCTGGAACGGGAAGCCGATCATCGTGCAGAGCTTCTTCAACACCGGCACCAGCGGCACCACCAGCCCCGGACAGGTGGACAAGGCGATGTGGACGGAGGATATGTATTTCTTCCACATGGCCGAGGAAGTTGGGATCCAGGTATGGGCGGACACGTCCATCAAGTGCAACCACTACGACAAGAAGACCACCACCTTCTTCATGCTCCCCGTGCGGGATGACATCGCGGTCAAGGCCGAACCCTGGAACCTGTCTCCCCTGGTGTGCAACCTGGGCGCGGGGATGGCGATCGATCCGACTGAGGTGAGCGTAGACCTGCGCGACGATCCGCGCCTGACCTATCGCTGTGACGTGCGCAGCCTGCCCGAAGATTGGGGCGGGCGCTTTGACCTGGTGAAGTCCTCGCATGTGCTGGAGCACTTTGGTTTTGGCGAGACCGACGCGATTTTGCAAGAGTGGATCCGGCTGGTCAAGCCGGGCGGCAAGCTGCGGCTGATCCTGCCCGATCTCCAGTACGCGGCGCAGCTCATCGCGGGCGACGGCGCGCTGGACACCTACCTGCTGGGCCTGATCTACGGCGACCAGGGACATGAGTTCTGGCAGCAAGACCCTTACGGGGGGATTGTCAACGGCGAGTTCGCGTCCTGGTCCTTCGCCAACAACCACCACAAGAGCGGCTTCACCCCGCGCTTTATGCAGGCGCGATTGGAATACTACGGCCTGACGGATATTACCATCCGCCGGGATGGAATCCAGTTCATGATCGAGGGTACAAAATGATCCTGGGAACGGCGATCTACGAGGTCGGCAAGCGCGCCGGCGAGGTGTTCGAGGGGACGGCGACCGGCGGCGGCGCGACCACGCTGATCGACACCGCCCAGGTATCTACCGTCGATGACTTCTACAACGGCGGGACGATGTGCTTCTTGTCGGGTACAGGGTTGACCGGCACCACGCGCACGATCACCGACTACGCCGACACCACGCGAACCTTTACCTTTGCCACGGGCACGGCGATCACGGCGGGGGTGCGCTACGCAGCCATCCGCCCGAGCCTGAACCGCGGCGCGATTGTGGCCGCGATCAACGCGGCGCTGGCGGAGATGGGCAGCGTAACGCAGATCAATGACACCCTGGCGGTTGTGGCGGACACGGAACAATACAGCCTGCCCGCCGGGGTGAGCAATGTCGCGCGGGTGATGGTGGCAACATCCACGGCCGCGCCCTACGGCTGGGAGACAAATTACTACTGGCACGAAAGCGGCGGCGCGCTGATCTTCGAGCCTGGCGCGGAACCCACCGAGGCCGGGTATCTGATCCGGCTGTACTACAACCTGCCCCACGCCGAGGTGACAGCGGACGCCGATATCATCAGTGACTACATTCGCCCGACGCGGCTGGCCTGGACCGCGGCAGTACACGCCCTGGCGCAGATTGACCGCAATACCCGCAACGAGGGCACGAATAAAAACGCCCTTGCATTTGCGCAGCAGAAAGCGGCGGAGATGGCGGCGCGCTTCCCGGTGCGGTCAATGGTGCGCACGCCGATCTACAACACCCTGGGGAAGTAATCAATGGCGATCCTGGTAGAACCCACCAAACCCTACTCGACCCACGACATCCGCCTGACCAAAGGCAGCGCGGATATCGGCCTGATCCTGTGCGACCAGCGCGGGCGCCCTTCTCCGCTGGGGATGCAGGAGCAGCCCAGCGCACGCACGGCGATGCGTGTGGCGCAGGGGGCGGGCGGGTACGGGGACTTCGAACTGCCATACACGCCGCTGGTGCAGGGGGATTTCTCCGGCGGCATGGGCGGGCGCGAGTTTGAGAGCGACACCACGCGGTTTTATGATTGCCACCACGCCGACACCAGCCGGGGGATACTGATGCCGGCGGGGGCAAAGCAGGAGACGAGCGGGTATAAGACAACGGTTACAAAGGCAGGCAGCACGGAAATTTCGCCTGGTGGGACCTATCGGGTATCAAGTTCTTTTATCCCATCTTCAACGTTTACAGCCAGGTACATCGATATCAATTATGCTTGCGACTCTGTTAGCCTGGTTTACGTTGCAATATTCAGTGATTCCGGCGGAAGCCCAAACACTGAAATTGTTAAGGCTTATTTTTTATCGGAGATCACAACCGGGGCGACTGCAAGAGTAACACTTAATGCGGCGACTAGCCTCACAGCATCGACGACTTATCACACAGTGATTTTAGCTACTGGCGCGACCGGCTTCCACATTTACACCGGGGCGGAAACAGGAAACGCAGTAAAGCAATATATAGCCGGATGGAGCACGATCTATGCAGACTCAACGCTTGCATACACTATTAGCTCTGCTGGCATCGGCACCGCCCTTTTCTTCGAGCTAAAGGGCCTGCTCCACGCGATCAACCGCGGCGACGATGGCGCCGCGCCGACACTCTGGCGCAACGGATACACCGCTGCCGTGCGCGCCACGACCACGGACAACACAAAGGTAAACACTTCGTTATCGTTCTCGGGGGTGAACCTTGCGGGCAAGGTTATCAAGATTGTCGCCGGCCCTGGGGTGAACGAGCAACAGCCCTGGCGAGTCATTACCAGCAACACCACGACCGGGACCAATGACACTATCACCGTAAGCCCGGCATGGAACACGGCGCACACGACCGGCACGGTTTTCGTAATCCTGGGGACGGACACCTGGACGGCCTGCACGGTCACTCCCGCCGTTTCGGGTGGGCTGGCTCCATCCAAGCCGATCACCGATCTTTCCGTGATCGATGATAAGCTGTATCTGTGCCAGGGAGTAGACGCGGATATCACCACGGCCGCCAATGTGTGCAGCGTCACAGTCTCGGTCGCCGCCGCCGGCCCAACCTACACCGGGGCGGACGAGGGCGCACAGCGCGATCTTGTGCGCGCGTTCGTGGACACGGACGGAGTAAAGAAGGTTATCACGGCGGTAAGCGGGACGCGCATTGTCTACCGCAACCTGACGACCGCGCTGGTCTCGACCGGCACGGCGGCGCCCATGAATGGCGGGCTGGCCTGCGGCACCAGCGGCGCGCGGATTACAGGCATCCAAATCTACGACGAACCGCCGCGGCCTTACCTGTTCTTTGAAGACGAGATTGGAAGCATATCCAACAACGTATACTCCCCGATCCGCCTGACTGAAATGCCGGCGGTGCGCAGCGAGAGCAACGGGCGCGCGGCTTGCACCAGCGACAAGTACCTGTTCTTCTCGCTGGGGGAGGGGATCGAGCGCTATTACTCGGGCATCCTGGACGACATCGGCCCGGACCGGGGCGAGGGATTGCCCAGCGACCGGCGCGGGAACCCGGTTCACATGGTCGCCTATCCCGGGGGAATCATCTACGCCGCCATCGATGCGGGGGACGCCGGGTATAGTTCGATCCTCAAATACAACGGCTCCGGCTGGTGCGAAATCTACCGCGCCGCGCTGGGGGTGAGGATCCGCCGGCTGTATATCCAGAACATCGCCGGCATCCAATATCAGCGGCTATGGTTCAGCGAGGAAGAAGATATCTCCTGGATCCCGGTCGCCAAGAACCCGCTCCAGGCATCCGGGTTTAAGTATGCCAGTTCGTGCACGCTCACAACCGCATGGATGCAGACCGCGTACAAGGACATCCGTAAGTTTTGGAACAGCCTGAAACTGTTCACGGTCAACGCCAGCGCGACGCGGTATGTCACAGTCGAGTACCAGACCGACGATGAAACGAGCTGGCACGCCCTGGCGGATGCGTTTGACGCCAGCCCGAGCGAGGAACACACGCTGACCAGCACCTACACCGCGACCGGGATTAAGCTGCGCTTCCGCCTGACTCTGACCACGCCGAGCCCATATACTACGCCGGTCTATGTCGAGCGCATGGTCACGGAAGCGGTCACGCGCGTCCCACCAAAGCGGGCCTGGGCGGTGAATGTGCTCCTGGCGTCCTACGGCAAAGACGCCAACGGGGATATTGAATCACTCACGGCGCAGGCCAAACATGCGATCCTGCGCGATCTTTCCAACAGCGGAACCCAGGCCGATCCCGTGCTGATGCGCACGCGCAACCCGAACGCGGATAACCTGTATGTGTTTGTCGAACCGTCGAGCGTGCGGCCGATCCGCATGGAAAGCGACCCGGCCAAGCCGGACGTGGTGAACCTGGTCTGTACTTTCTCTCTGGTCGAGGCATGAGCGATGAAAGCGGGATGGTCTTCGGCAGCACCTACGAACAGTACTTCTACGAAGCATTGGTCAAGGCGAAGCTGCGATTTGATTACCAGGTCCCATTCTTCGGCGGACGAGTGCGCGGCGGGACCGTTGTGGACTTCGTGGTCTACAACCCCGACGCCGTGCTGGTGTATGTGGACGGCGCGCGCTGGCATGTCGAGAATAAACGCCGGGCCTATGAGGACGCGCTGCTGCGGGCGCGATTGCAGGCAATGGGATATGTGATCAAGGCCATCGGCGAGGAAGCCGAGACGCCGGAAGGGTGCGCGAAGTGGATCAAAGAGAACTTATAGAAAAGGTGGACAAGCTGGGGAGAGAAGTAACCGCGCTGCGCGGCGGACGCGACACCGGGTACTTCACATTCAACAGCCCGTTTATGCCTTTCCGTTCTCCGCTTACCTCGACTTCCTGGGATGGAGATTCATTTTCCACCACGGCCAAGACGCTGATCCCCGTGCGCTCCACCTTCGCCAACGCTGCCGGCGAGTTTGTGCCGGATGGGGCGAAAGCGATCCTGGTGCGGCTGGCGGCAAGCGACAGCGGAAGCGCCGGCGCGAATTGCTTTATTGGGGTGGCGCCGGATGATACGGCGGATCTGTACGCGCTGGTGTGCAAGCCATACGGCAGGCCGAACAGCACCCTGGAGCACGAACAGGGGATTGTCCCGTGCGACATCGACGGCAATATCTACTATCAATGCCTGGCGACTGGCGCCGGGACGCTGAATGTAACCTTGCAGATTTGGGGATACTGGAGATAAACAATGACATACACCTGGACATCTGACAAAGCATACGGCATCGACGTTTACGAAGGCGCGCCGACGCTGAACATCCCAAAGGGAGCGATCGATTTTGTTGTGGTCCGCCTGGGCTGGATGGACAAGAAGGGGGTGTACAAAAACCCGATCTTTGCCGAGCAGATCCAGCAGGTATGGAACGCCGGCGCCGTGCCGATGGCGTACTTCCCGATCAACACTAATTACTTCACCTGGCACAATCACGCCCTGGGCGACATAAAGAAGATGACGAACGACCGGCACCCGCTGATCACGCCCATCATCGAACAACTGCGGGCGGGTAACTGGTGGAAGAAGGTCGGCGCGCTGTTCATCGACATGGAAACGGACGGCGCCGGCGATGTCTGGAACGCGGCAGTAGCGGAGGATATCCGCGACCGCCTGATCGATATGTCCCGCACCAACGCCGCGCCGCCCTGGCTGCGGGTGGGAGTGTACTCGCGCCAAAGCTGGATGAAAGAAAACCCCGCGGTTGTGACCTGGCTGGAGCAGCACCCGGAAGTGTGGATCTGGCCGGCCAACTATGTCACAACTTACCCAGGCGTTCACCGCACCCTGGCCGAGCACAAAGCGAAGTCGCGCCCGCTGTCCAACCAGAACCCGATCATCTTTGGGCTGAATGACCTGAAGCCGAAGACGCTGCCGCTGATGTGGCAATTCCACGGCACATTCCCCGGCGGGAAGTATGCGACCTGCCCGGAAGTGCTGACCGACAAGAAGACGCCGGCGGGCCTGGACCTGAACCTGCTGGACTGCACGCGGGAAGAACTGTTCGCGCTCTTTGGCTGGACCGATCCGCTGAAGGATGGCGGCACCCCGCCCCCGCCGCCCCCGCCCGTTGTGGATGAGACCGACCTGGAGAAGCGTGTCGATGCGCTGGAGGAAAAGGTCAAGGAGATGGCTGCCGCGCTGGCGTACCACAATTTGAGGGGGGCGGTATGATTAGCAAGGCGCGGTTTTGGGCCGCGGCGGCGGGGAAAGTGAGTGATCCATCTTCTCTAAAATTGGATTATACGATTTTAGCGGATGGTGTAGTATCTCCTGGTTGGGCGGTTACGACCGGATTGCTGTATAACCTGCTGGCGGCTGCGCAGCGTAAGGTTCCGCGAATCGTTTTCAACTATGGGACAGGGACTATCACGGTCGCGCGGGCTGGATCGGACACGATCAACGGGCAGACAAGCTGGCCTATCTATCCCGGACAGGCTTGGGCCTTTGTGGATTCGGTCGCCGACCGATGGGATGCGTTTTAAGGAGTAATCATGTATAAGCGCTTATTTCCTGTTCTGGCTGGGCCAAAGGCAAATTATTTGCCACAGAATCTAATTACCACGGCGCCTACCTTAATTGAAGGCTTTGAGAATGCGGCGGATTGGACGGTTGCCAACGGAACGGCGGCTGCAAACACTACGGAATTCGTCAGCGGTACGCAAGGGCTGAAGATCACCACCAACACGGGCGCGGTCACTTGCACGGCGACAAAAGACGTAAACCTGGATTTATCCAGTTCGGCGCTAAATTCGGACTTCCGCCTGTACTACTTCTGTCACGACATTTCACCATCTACGCAGAATAACGGGATTTACATCACCCTGTACTCTACGACTAATCTGGCTCGGTTTTATCAGGTGGTTGTTTACCCCGTGCATTACGGCTGGAACGTGTTTCACATGCGGCTGACAGATTGGACACAGACCGGCGTAGACACCTGGGCGCAGGCGCGGGTCAAAATCCGTCTGTCCGTTCTGGCGAAGGCCGGGCAAGTAAGCACGATCACATTTGACCGCTTTGAGGCCGGAACTGTTGCGGAACCAGCGGTGCTGATTACTTTTGATGATGGCGGGGCATCGATCTATAACACGGCGTTCGGGATCATGCGCCCGCTTGGGCTTGTTGGGACAGCGTACTTGATTACCAGCACGGCAACGATGAGCGACTACGCCGGCGTATACTCTGCGGGCTGGGATGTTGCCAGCCATTCGCACAACCATACGGACTTCACCACGCTTACCCAGGCGCAGATCGAGACGGAGATTACCACGGCAAAAGCAGTTCTGGACGCGGCCGGGTATACAAAATCTTCCGGTCATATCGCGCTTCCGTATGGATTGGGATCGGCAGACGCAGACGTTCTCGCGGCGCTGGCGGCGACTTCAACGCTCACATGCCGAAATGTCACGACGGCGGCTAACAGCCTGTGCACTTTGCCAAATTACGAGATGCGCATCTTGCCAGGTTTGAACATTGGAGATCCATCGATCAGCCTTGCAACGGCAAAGGGGTACATTGACACGATTATCGCGCGGCAGGAAATCAAGATATTGATTTTCCACACGCTGACAACCGGGACGGCTGGATCTACTCAATGGACTGTTGCCGACTTTACCGAGCTGATGAACTACATCAAATCGAATCAAGTGCAAACACTAACCGCGAGTGAGTATTACGCCTTGAATTCTGGCCCTATAACCGTAAAACATTATTAGAATAGGCCCCCGACCTTGTTAGATCTAATAGTTATTATATCTAACAAGAAAATTGAAACACTTGTTTCAGGAACACTTATGCTATATAATTGAGCTACCCCACCGCTAGGGCACCCCCCCTGCCCTACAAGAACCACCCCGCAGATTTCTGCGGGGTGGTTTGCTATTGTGGCATCTCTGGTAATTCGTATGGCAAGCCGTCGAAAGGATGCACTACCCATACGCGCTTTAATGCGTCCCAATACCAATAGTCTTGCAATGGTGATAACCTTCGGCCCATAGGCGCGCCAAGATAATCGAAGAACTTTTGAAGCTTGACAAGTTCTTCGAGGTTCACGGGCGCGGCTCCTTTTTTTTCGGTTTATATGTGTACTCCTGTTCGGAGGGTATTTTCAACCAGCGTAAAACGTCATCATTTATCGCTGTAAAATAATCTGGGGCCTGAAGTATGTTCCCTTGCCCGTCGTGCCATGTTCCGAATCGCGTATTATCATAAATACCAGCTTGGATAATACGCTCATCCGGCCAGTCGTAACGTAACAAGACCAAAGTTCCAGGCCTCATCCCTGATACGCATGACAGCGGCCACCAAGTTACCATCTTGCTCACGGGCGCGGCTCCAGGGCGGCGCGGGCGCGTTGCCCGTTGTCAGCCTTCCAGTATTGCACGGTCGGGACGGTATCCAGCAAGCCGCGCAATTCGCCGGGCTTGCCGCTGTCGTAGTGCGCGGGATCGGCGTACCATTCCAGCGCCTCCCTCAGCCGCTCCACCTCGGCGCGGAGGGCGTGCGCTTCAACCGGCGATAACCAGTCGCGCTGCACTTCCTCAGACTGCGCGACGGCGGCGCGTTCAACGGCGGTTAGCCGCAAGTATTCGGCGCGTATGGCATCCTCGCTTTTCATACTAGCATAGCCGAATGAATGAAGCGTAGCCAGGTGTTCTTCTAACTCGTCGCGCTTCATTTGGTTGCCTCCCTTGCTAAATCCTCGGCCCTCTTGAAAAGATCAAAGATATGCTTCCCGTAATCTGGGTTATACGGCCCTTCTGGATCACATTGCGGGACATCACAAAATTCCAAAAACGCGGTTACTGCTGCCGTAAGTTTGGCAATGATGCGATCCTGTTCCGGGCACACGTTCACCGCGTAGTTCAGGTTATCGTGAGTGAGCCGCGCCACCTCGCCGTCGAAGTCTGCCGCGTCGTGCGCATCGCCCTCGGCCAGCAGGTAGTCGGCGGCGTCACGTTCGGCGCGGAGTTGGGCGAGTTCGGCCTGCGCCTGCTCCAGCGCGTAGCACAGGGCGGGTAGAATTGCTCTGGCTATTTTCCCGGCTAGAATTGGATCTTCAGGTAGTTCGCGGGCGCGTTCGATCAGGTCACTCATTGCGGGCCTCCATCTCTTTTTTCATTTCATCCATAACTTGCCGGTCAACAACGAACAGCATCACGGTTTTAGTGATATGGCCTACCATTAGCCCATTCATAATTTCCTGGGCATCTCCGGTTATAACCGCCATTTTCACGCTTCCCCATCCCTTCTTACCAGAGCTGACATCCTGGACGTTGTTTGAGAAATACGCATGTAAGCTATCGGGTTTCTCGATGTTCATGCGTTTCAGCACGTCGAACAGGTTTACGTCTTTATTCATTGCGGGCCTCCATCGCGGGCGGCAGCGGCATCCAGTGGGTGACATGTTTCAGTTTACACGCGAGAATCTCACTCCACCAATAACCGTCGGCTGTTAGGCATCCGTTTTGGTAGTCGTATCCATCCGGGCAAGTGCGCAGAATATCAACGCGGACACCGACTTCCGGCAGCCTCTCCCCGACGGGTATCCACCGCTGGGCCTCATTCGCCGCCGCGAGTTCGGCGGTCAGGCGGGCGACTTCGGCC